ATCCGCACCGCCGACCGGATTATCCAGCCCACGGATCTGCCCCGGCTGCGGGTGCTGCCGGCGGACGCCGGGCTGATGGCCCTGGACCTGAGCATGGTGCAGAGCCGCAGCGTCTACAGCGCCTGCCTCCGGGACCTGCTGCGGGACGAGCTGAGCCAGGGCTGGGACTTCGTCCTGATCGACTGCCCGCCCGCCTTCAACGCCTCGGCGGCCGCGGCCCTGCTGGCGGCAGACGAGGTGCTGATCCCCATCAAGCTGGACGCCTTCTCCCTCCGCGGCATGGGCAACCTGATGGAGCAGATTAAAAACATGCAGCAGATCAACCCGGAGCTGCGGATCCTCGGCCTGCTGCCGACGATGTGGTACAGCAGCGACGAGATCAAGGCCGCCGAGCGGATCCTCCGGGACAGCGGCCTGCCGGTGCTGCCCCATATCCGGCGCAGCGCCATGGTGGACGGGATGACGTTTAAGCAGGCGCCGCTGATTCGCTGCAGCCCAAAATCCGGCGCCTGCCGGGATTACAAGCTGCTGGCGTCACGGATCGTGATGGAAGGGGGCGACGGCAATGGCTGAGAGACCGTACATGGACCGGCTGGACGATTTCGACGAGAACACCGACACGGGGCTGGCCTCTTGCTACGAGCTCATGGCGAGAGGGCTGGATGCCTACGGAAAGCAGATCCTTCGCGTGGTCAACGGCGTGCCAGCTGTGGACCGGCCGCTGGTGGTGGCCGTGCTGCGCTTCGTCTATGAGGCCATCCTGGGCTCAGACGCACAGCTGCGGGACGCGGTGGAGGCTATCGAGGGTCTCCCCATCCAGACGCTGACCTTCAGGGAACCGAGAAAGAAGGGAGGCAACGGCAATGGCTGAAAAAAAAGGCTTTGACCTGAGCGCCCTGCTGCGGGACGCGGCCCAGGGCATGGAGGAGGACCGGCTGGAGTATCTGCCCTTCGATCAGATCCACCAGGATCCGAACAACTTTTACAGCCTGGAGGGGCTGAACGAGCTGGCCGACAACATCAGCCTTTTCGGTTTGATGGACCCGCTGCGGGTCCGGCCCGACGGGGCGGGCGGCTATACCGTCACCTCCGGACACCGCCGGCGGGCGGCCATCCAGCTGCTGATCGACAGCGGCGAGGAGAAGTGGAAAGAGCGGACGCCCTGCATCGTGGACCGGGGCCAGGGCACGCCGGAGTTTCACGAGCTCAAACTGATTTTTGCAAACGCCAACACGCGGCAGCGCAGCTCCGCCGAGCAGAGCCGGGAGGCCGCCCGGGTGGAGGAGCTGCTGTATCAGCTCAAAGAGCAGGGCTATGACTTCCCAGGCCGGATGCGGGACCACGTGGCCGAGGCCGTCCAGGCCAGCCGGACCAAGCTGGCTCGCTGGCACGCCATCCGGGCCAATCTGGTGCCAGAGCTGCTGCGACGCTACGACGACGGATCTATGGTCGAGGACGCGGCCTATATGCTCAGCCGCTTCCCTGCGGAGATCCAGATGGCCCTGGCCGAGGCCCTGGACAGCCGGAAGAATGCGAAGATGCCCGTGGGCAGCGTGGTGCAGGAGGTCTGGAACCGGATGGAGGACCTGCAGAAACCCATGCCCTGCCGGGCCCATGCGGGCAATCCGGACTGCCACAACGTGACCGGGCGGATAGTCCACAGCCTGGCGGCGCCGTACAGCTGGAACGTGTGCAGCGCCGACGTGTGCTGCATGGACTGCTTCCGTGCCCGGGAGGGCTGCCGGAGCGCCTGCCGTGAGGCCCGGGACAAGGTCAAGCTGGACAAGGACGTGCAGGCGGAGAAGGACGCCAAGCGGGCGGAGCAGCAGCGGCAGGAGCAGGAGTCTCTGCAGCGGCGGATCTGCCGCCGGGCGCAGGAGCTGCTGCCCCTGTGTGAGAAGGCGGGCATGGAGGACAAGGATCGGATCTTCTCCGGCTACGCGGCCGCCTCCGTCAAGCAGCTGCGGAAGTGGGCCGCCGGCGACATGGCGGGCGAGCATTTTTACAACACCGGCGCCGTCTTCCCTACCGGAGCCGAGGACATCAAGAGCATGACGCTGCGGCTGGGCTGCAGCCTGGAGCTGGCCATGGGCCTGCCGGAGAAGACGGCAGCCGCACCGGCGGCCGACGACCTGGGTGAGGACGAGGAGCCACACTGGCTGACCGGAGATCCTCCGGTGGAGGGATGGTATGCAACCTGGGCCAAGGTGGAGACCTGGGACCCGGATTATGAAATGTGCTGGTGGGACGGGAATGTCTGGAAGGCATTCCCCACGTCCAAGGCGCCTGCGGGGGCGAAGGTCCTGGGCTGGTGGCCGGTGCCCCAGCCGATGGAGGGAAAAGCTGATGTATGACGAACTGGTGGCGCGGCTGAGAAAGTAAGGAGGAATAGAGATGGAATGTAACTATGACGAACTTGTAAGCGTGTCAAAAAACGTTAATGTTCCGATTGAACCATGCACAAGTTGCCAAATCTGCGATTCTTTCATCCCGATTATTAGCGCACGGGACGCATATCCACGCATTTGCGACGAATGCAAAAAGCGGCTTAAGAGATTGATCTACGGGCCCCCGAAGGAGGAAGATCATGTCAATCCTGGATAAAAAGTTGTTTTTGTCCGAGCTGGAGAAACGTCTGGGCGACATCGCCACGGCAAATGATGTGAGGCGGATTGTGGAGCAGGCTGCCGATGTGCTCACCGGCTACGAGCTGACCGCAGAGACGCCGGGCGGTTCCTCCGAGAGCGACAGCCTGATCGACCTGTTCCTCAGTGCCAAATCCATCGAGGGACGCAGTGAGAAGACCATCGACCACTATCGCTATGTCCTGGGCCGCCTCCGGGACGCCCTGCCGGTGCCGCTGGGCAAGGCCACGGTGCACCACCTGCGGACCTACTTGATGGCCGAGAAGGACAGGGGCGTCTCGCTACGCACGCTGGAAGGCTACCGATACACCTTCTCCTCTTTTTTCAGCTGGAGCTGGAAAGAGGAGCTGATCCCCAAAAACCCCACGGCCAACCTGATGCCCATTAAACAGCAGAAGGTGATCCGCCTCCCCTACTCGGCCGCCGAGATCGAGCGGCTTAAGCGTGCGGCAACCAGCCCAAGAGACCAGGCTCTGCTGGCCTTCCTGATGGCATCCGGCTGCCGGATCTCCGAGGTCTGCGCGCTTGACGTGCTCGACGTTGACTTCCGGGCTAAGGCGGTGACGGTGCTTGGCAAGGGAAACAAACAGAGGGTGGTCTACCTGGACGACGTGGCAGTCATGCACCTGGATGCCTACCTGGCCTCCCGCTGCGACGGAAGCCCGGCGCTGTTTACGGGAAAAGGGACCGGCCGGATCACGCCGGGCGGCGTCCGCGCCATGCTGCGCCGCCTGGGAGCTGCTGCCGGCGTGGACAATGTGCACCCGCATCGGTTCCGCCGGACCCTGGCCACGAACCTGATCGCCCACGGCATGCAGCTGCCCGAGGTGGCTGCCATCCTGGGCCATGACAAAATTGATACGACCATGACCTACGTGCACCTGGACCAGCGCAATGTCGAGGCCTCCTACAGGAGGCTCGCGTGATGGGCGTGCTGATCTCAATGGACGACATCATCGCCCGGCACCAGCGCGGATCCGCGCCGCCGGGGCGCGTCACCAATTTTGATTGGATCATCCGCCACGGTCCTGTCGCCCTGGCTGTCATAATCGCCAAGGCGCAGGACTCAGCGCTGCGGGCGAACGGGATTTACTCAGGTCAAAACATCGACGAGCAGGCCAGCGTATGGCTGGCCTGGCTGGACGAAGATCATCAAAGCAAATAGGCCCGCGCCGTGAAGGCCAGCGCCGAGACCGATTTAAGGAGGTTTCGGCGCATGGCCAAAACCAAAAAGATCATATCCGCCGGGCCGCTGGTGGTGGAGGCGCTTTATCCCCGCTGCAGCCGGCACGACAGCCCGGCGGCGCGGGCCGCGAAGCAAAAGGCCAGCAGCGAGGCCCAGCAGCGGATGAACCGGATTTACAGCTTTCAAAAGCTGGAGCTGCTGCTGGCCGCCAATTTCCCCAGGCCGGGCAGCGCCCTGGTGCTGGCTCTCACCTACGACGACGCACACCTGCCGCCGGACCGGAAGACCGCGGCCGCCAGGCTCAAGCGATTCCGGACCCGGCTGGCAGCTGCCCGCAGGGCCAGGGGGCAGCGGCTTGTGATGTTCTGGAACACCGAGCACGCCCACGGCGCCGGCCGCTGGCATCATCATGTGGTGATCAACGCCACCGGCGACGACCTGGACCTGATCCGCAGCCTCTGGGCTGAGGGCGACAACATCGAGGCCCGCCCGCTGCGGGTGGACAAGGAGCACAACTATGAGACGCTGGCCCGATACCTGGCCAAGGAGGGCCCGGAGCGGCCGGGCTGCCGCAGCTGGTCCTATACGCGCAACGCCGTAAAGCCGGAGGTCGAGACCTTCACGGTCCCGGACGACACCCAGCTCCAGCCGCCCAGCGGCAGCACCATCCTCCGGGATGTCTCGGAGCGCACCGACTACTCCTATTATCGCGTGGTGAAATACCTAGCCGCGGGCTGGGACGGCGGCCCTCGACTCCACACGCGGCGACGCCGGAAACGCTGATGCCGCCTGGCTTTTTTAGTATTTTTTCTGACTTGGAATTTATATTATTAATAGGAAAAGAAGGCGAAAAAGGCTTGATTGCTGAGACTCAATATGGTAAAATTGTCACAGATAAGGACGGGGCGCTGCTGTGCCCCGTATGCAAGAGCAGGCTGCGCAGCATCCGCGTGCGCCAGGGGGCTGAGGTCCATGGCATCAGCCTCATGTGTCACCGGTGCAAGACGCAGTTTGAGTTGGACATAACAGCCCAGGCCAGCGCTTCTGAAAGCCCGCGCCACTGATCACCCGACAACGGGACGGATCGGCGGCGCGGGCTTTTTGCGTTTCTCGCGGAGGTGATAGCCCGCAAACGCGGCGCCGGCCACGGCTTAAGAGATCATGATCGACAGGATATCACCGAGCCGCCTTGCGCAGCTGCAGACGCTGATCGCCGCCGGGCGCGAAGCGCAGTTTTACTGGTGGCCGGAGTGGTGCGGGCCCCAGGGCCAGCGCAGTGCGGTGCTGCAGCTGGATCGCTTCGAGTGTCAGCTGTGCAAGGCCCGCGGCCGCTACCGCCGCGCCACCATCGTGCACCACGTCAAGCATCTGCGCGACCGGCCGGATCTGGCGCTCAGCGTCTGGGATCCGGACACCGGCGAGCGCCAGCTGGTCAGCGTATGCAAGGCCTGCCACGAGCGCGAGCATCCGGAATCATTCCGCCAAAACGCGCCGCAAGCGCAGCCCTTGACCACAGAGCGCTGGGACTGATCCCCCCGGTCGAAAAAACGGCTTCGCCCTTCTTCGGCCCTAATCGGGTGGGTCCACGACAAAAGGGAGATTTTGCCGCGCGGGCGCTGCCGCCGCGCGCGGGCGTGGCGGGATCCGGCGGCCGTTCGGCGGAAAAGGCGCCGGATGTGTGCAGCCGCTGCGGGAAATCGGGCAGTTTCGGCGCCTGACTGAAAACGTGCGAATGTGTCCGGGGTGGACACCGGGAGGAGCCTTGAAGGATTACAGCCGGACAAAGAAATATCGGGAGCTGCGGGACGGGATGGCTGACAGCCTGGAGGCCCGCGGCCTGGTGGAGCCCGTTTATCGGGAACTGCTGGACCGTTACCTGGAGCTGTGGTGCGAGTATATGAACCTGAGCGACGACATCCGGGAGCGCGGCGTGACCGTGTGGGACGACAAGCGCGGCATGCTAGTGGAAAACCGGAGCTGCACCATCCGGCACCAGACCAGTAACAAGATGCTGGACATCTACAAGGCCCTGGGCTTCCAGGAGATCTCCGCGGGCGCCGCAAAGGCGGCGGCCTTTGATGACGATGAGCTCTGAGTCCTGCGCCACTCCCCTGCCGGCAGCCGTTGAGGAGTACCTGGCCCTGGTGGAGAGCGGAAGCCCTCGCCAGTGTCCGGAGCAGATCGCCCTGGCGGCCTACGTCCGCAAGGTCTTCCGGGAGGAGCAGCTGATCGTGGAGGGCGAGCGGCTGGAAAAATATCTGAGCCTGGCGCGATATTTCCCATTTGAGCTCTACCCCTGGGAGAAATTCCTGGTGGCGCTGTGGCTGTGCGTTTACAAGGCGCCGGGGATCCCCAGATGGAAAACGCTTTTCTGCATGGTGGCCCGCGGTGCCGGCAAGGACGGATTTATCGGCTTCGTCTCTTTCTGCATGGTCTCCCCTTATAACCCGGTCAAGAGCTACGACGTGGACATCTGCGCAAACGACGAGGAGCAGGCCATGCGCCCGGCCAAGGACGTGATCGACGTGCTGGAGACGCCGAGGCTGATGACCAAGCTGAAGCGCTTTTATTACCACACCAAAGAGCTGATCCAGGGCCGCAGCAACCGGGGCGTGATCAAGGGCCGGACCAACAACCCGAAAAACCGGGACGGCATGCGCAGCGGCATGATCATCTTCAACGAGGTGCACGCCTACCAGAACTACGACAACATCAAGGTCTACCGGAC